TATCTTCGACCACAATCGCGTCCCACCATTGGCTCTTGCTGACTTGGCTGGCATCAGTGGTATCCGTTAGCCTTGAAGAATCTCCATGCGTTGCACATAGAACCATAACGCTTTGTGATGTAACGAATGCTCCAGTCCACCATCGAGAAGCCGTCAAGCTTGCCATACTTGGTGTTTCGCATCTGGCCTAAACCGAAGTGCGATCCGTTCTTTGCATCGACTCTCCAGTTGCTTTCTTTCTGGATCAACGCAGTGAAGCAGCTAAACTGCTCCATAGATACGATTCGAGAATGTGCATAGAGCTTAAGCAAATCAGTCTGTGACACTGCGTTTGCTTGCGTTGTTGTGGATATTGTCAAGATCATAATTGACATAGGAATAGCCAATAAGTTTTTTTTATTCTTTATCTTTATATTTATTTTCTTTTTATTTATCTTTATTTTCAAGATATTATCTTTCAAGTATAGCGATGAATCCTGACATTCTGTCAAGGATTGAGGTCGGTGTGTCGCATCGTCCACAAGTGCCTGTGGATAAGTCTGTGGATAACTAATCAAGGCCAGCCACCAGCGAGTTATCGACTAGCTTGACCGAGAATGCGCCGCAACCAGCGCATTGAGCAAACCATTCGTGCATTGTCAGCTCTCGACCCTTTGTGATCAGATGTTGCTGACGTGCATCACCATAGAGCTTTTTGCATATTGAGCAGTCAAATTGCAACAGTGGCATATTCGCTCCTGACCAGATTCTCAATTGGGTTCAGATTGCCCTGATCAACCCACCAAGTATCCTGACGTGGATTCTTGAATCGTTTACGTTTAGCAAAGGCTACTGGAAGCCAGCCCACTATGTAATAGTCCGGCGACTTGCCGACCACTAGAACCGCAACGTCATCATCGCGATCTGATGGAGAGACAATGAGATTGCCGCCGACATAGGACGTCCACTTGACTTCTATGCCGCGAGCCACATCAGCCCTAATCTTGCCTTTGTTATCGCTCATGTCGTAGTCAAGTCCGAAGTATCTGGCCACACATAATTCAGCAGCTAGTGATTGCGCCAATTCAATGACCCGTTCATAATTATTTAACGTGTTGTTATATCTAGGCGTTTGTGGCTTTGATTCGTCCCAGTTAAATACGACGGCTGCTGCATGATTGAAGATAGCCCATTCATCAGCTTGCGTGACGTTTATTTTCTGCATTGGCCACAGAACCACAGAATCGGTGTTCCAGAGACATCGCGTTGATAACCCGCACGATCTAAGATCTCAATGCGCTCGCAGTTATCGCATCGCTCACACTTGAACTCAGCAACAACCTTGCCATCAATCAACGTCCGACCGACCATCTCAGCCACGTTAATGACTTCCGTCACCGCGCTCATACTTGTGGCTTCCATTGGCCATCAGATGTCAATGTGTACCACGCTGGCGTGCATTGTCTAGCCTTAACCTTCTCGACGCACATATAGCCGCCCCAGCCTTTGCCAGTCTTAGCCGATGTGCCTTCCTTCCAGATCATGTGGCCATGAGAACACATTGGAGCAGCAGCTACTTGAACGCCGCCCAGATTCTCTTTGATGGTCTCCATAGCGATTCCAAGCGTCGGAATGCCAGCTTCTTCGGCTTCTTCGCGTGTCTTAAACGATGGCACTTCTCCATGCTTTGTGCTCCAGTAATCATAAGCAACGGCAGAATCCTGGACAATCTTCGGATCAATGCGCTCTACCTGTTGCATGTTCTGAACTGTTGGACGCTTATCTGCGCCTAGAACTAGCCCTGCGCACCTGCCGATGGCTGATGTCACTGTGTCCTCGACGAACCACTTCTTCATCTGGACGTTGTAGGTGTTTACGTTGCCGAATGCGTAATCAATGCCGGCTGGATCTTGATCTTCATAGTTGCGATAAATCCGGCATTCGACTAGGACGTAGCCCTTTTCAAGATTGACGTCCATGATTGATGTGTGAATCTTGCCGCTTGGATATGTCGCCCAGAATCGCTGAATGCGCGTTGCAACATCTTCGTAGTTTTCTAAAAAGCTCACTTTGTCACCGCCTGAGCTGATGCGTGACGGCCTACGGCACGACCGCGTTGATAGCCCTCTTTGTGGCCTTCTTTATAGCCCATTGTGTAGCTCACAATCGACCATAAAATACAGGCCAGACACATAAATAAGAATAAACCGATTTCACCTGATGTCATTTTTTGCTCCCGTGGGAGCCTTGTCGAATGCTCCCAGATACAGAGTGACATCAATGACTGACATTGGCAAGAATGCCTGTCGGCGTGTCTATTTTCTTAGTGCTAATTCAAGAATTAACTGATCCAATCGCGCTTCAATTCGGCTCACTTGATCTTTCATGCTTGAACCACCATTCGGGCTTAACTCCGACATGATGGATCGCACTATGACTTTCATTGACGAATAGATGGCGGTAAGCACTGCTAAGACAAGCGCACCCACCGCCGTCCATTCGCCCACGCTCACTTCTGGCGACCGAAAGACATGTCGTTCGGATTAGCCCATCTGGCTAGGACTGGCACAATGCCAGCGACCAAGCCCATCGCTAAAGCTTTTGGATCCTGATTGCCGCTCATGTAAACGGCTAGTGCTCCCGCGATAGAACTGCGAAGCCATGATGCTGCGATTGCTTTAAGTTGAGTCATTTCTTCTTCTCCTTTGTCGGCTTTGCCATAGGGATTGGCTCGACCACTGGATATTCTCCGGCATAGGCGGCCAATCTGACGCGACCGAAACCGATTATCTCCTTGCCAATATATCTCCGCTTGAGCATCACCATGCCGCCGTTGCGCTGATCTCCGTCTCCGGACGTGTTGCCTTCGATGGTCAGAACGCTTGTCTGGCCTACCTTGACCACGATGCCGATGTGTGAGATTCGATCGATGCCATCGTGCGGAAAGTCCATGAAGCATAAATCTCCAAGCTGCGGCTTATCTTCAATCCAACGGCCAAGCTCTTTCATCTTATGCGCACCGGCAGCCGTTGAAACCATTGATGGAATCTTGACTTGCGCTTGATTAAAACACCAATTCACGAATGATCCACACCACGGCAGACCATCGGCCTTTGTGAACTTGCCATACTTTGTCAGATTTTCGCCAGTCTCGACTGTGCCAATTTCAGCTAGTGCGACCTCGATGATCCGTGCAGCAGTGCCATCAGGATATTTCGACATCATGATCCGCATTTGTGCAAATCCAACGACAAGTCGATTCATCTAAAGTTTCATCATTATGACAATTTGATTTTGCCGGAATAAACGCATCTCTGCTTTCATCATAGGTGTATCCGATACCTGCATAATTGAATCTTATGTTGTTATTGTAACTTGTACGTTTACACACTTGTCCTCTAAAATTGCTATACCAAGTCTCTGTGTTTAATCCTTCAATGTTTTCAGTTTCATCAATGCCGACAATTACCTCTGTGACAATGTTGTTATTATCCAAAAATGCGTAATGTGCCATTATGTCCAGCTCACATTTCCGGTGCCAGCCGTTATAGTTGAAACCTTAAATCCACCACTTGGGCCAGCCGTTGTACCCGTTAAGCCGGCGCCGATAGTAATTGTCTTAGTGTCAGGATATTTCAAAATTATTACACCTGAACCACCTGCTGCTGCATTTGCACCTGGCGAACCGCCATATCCACCGCCACCGCCGCCTAAATTAGCAGTTCCTGCGACTGCAGCCACTGAGTTGTATGCGCCAGCTCCGCCGCCGCCTGTACCGCCTGGACCTGTAGATGTAGCCGTATTACCACCGCCGCCACCACCGCCGGCATAAGTTACTGATGAGCCTGAAATAGATGTAGCAACACCATTTCCACCATCTCCAGTCGCCGAAGGTGAACCTGCGGTTCCTACTGCACCAGCACCACCACCGCCGCCACCACCATAAACAGGACCAGTGCCACCTGCATCGCCTTGACCGCCAGCATAACCTTGATTTGCAGTGCCAGCAGCAGAAGTTGCATTTGCATTACCAGCGCCACCGCCTGAACCACCAGTGCTTCCTGCAAATGGTCCATAATTAGAAGCACCACCGCCGGTTGATGTAACTGTTGAAAATACAGAATTAGATCCGTTGGTGTTAGTTGCACCACCGCCACCTATGGTAGTTGTGTAATTTGTTCCAGGAGCAATGCTTAAAGCCGTTTCTAAACTGCCGCCGCCACCTGTTGCAGTGACTGTACAACGTAAACCACCTGCACCACCGCCACCGCCATTGTTAGGTGTACCACCGCCACCGCCGCCGGCAACAACAAGATAATTAACGCTAAAAGTTCGCGGATATCCTGCCGATGACATAACTCCTAACATCGGTGTCATTATGAAATATCTCCAAACACAATCCAAGAATTAGCAGCTAATTTTTTACAAGTCGCACCAGAATTAGCAACACGCAATTTAGGTGTGGCAGATGTAGCGCCTGTGCTAATTACTGTTGTAGTGCCTGGAGTCACTGCACCGATTGTCGGCTGACCTACCCCAGTAATCCAAAACACATTGATCTCAGTACCTACTGCGAAATTAAAAGTTGCATCTGTTGGGATATTAAATTGCGCTGTTGATGCGTTATTCATTGAAAAGATATTGCCTTCATCTCCGCTTGCAAAAGTATAAGCGGCAGTCTTGGCTGTGTAAGTTGATGAGATCTTTGGGCTGGCTATGACCGGCGTTGTGCCAAAAGATGTTAATGATGAAGCTGTAACTCCCGATGCAAGAGTTGCACCCGTTAGAGATCCGGCCGCAGCAGCCGCCGGAGTAGCCCATGAAAGTCCAGTTGATTGAGTTGAATCTGCCGTCAATACATAACCATTGGTGCCAACGCCTAATCGAGCATCGACTGTGGTGAATGTAAATATGTCACCTTTTGTTGTCAATGGCACTTGATCCGTTGGTGTTGTCCAAGTAAAAGCCATATTCGTTCCAGATGTCTTTGATAGCACTTGACCCGTTGTGCCACCGAGCAGATATTGCATTGATGTATCAACGGCCTGACCGAATACGTTGAAGTCCGCCGGTAAATTAGTAACAAGGCTGGCAGATGTCGGCATGACCCAGCCGAAGTTTGTTGTTGGATTGGCCATTATTTTCCTTTCTTATGCAACGACAAGGGCGTGTTCCCAGTCAAGTGTAGGCAAGATTGTAGACCAAGTTTCCGACACGCTGACATCTGCCCAGCTCATCGCTTGAAGAGAGAATGCCACAGGTGAGAGCAGAAGCGTGACTGAAAGTTCATTGTATGACGCTTGGAATCGCCAGCCTTCGATAAAGCCTAAGAATTGTCCGGCATTCATATTAGATGGCAGATTCGATATGGATACGGGCTGACCCATAAACACATTGATGAGCGAATCACGATCACCATCGTCAAGATCTGGATTGGTCAGAGCGAAGGTGATGGACTCGAAGTTAGCCTGTGGATTGGCTCTTAGCGTCAGATAGAAGCTGGCCTGAGAGGTAGCATCGGCTGCGTGTTTAACTGTTGTCGTGATGATCTGTGCCAAGTCGCCGTATGTGTCAATCGAAGCCGTGTCTGTCGCGCTGACTTCATTGGCTGATGCTGTTCCATATTTGAGAGTGATGTCGTTTCGGACATCTCCTGCCCGTGTCTTGATGGCAATTCCACGCGCTAAAGCTTGATTAGCTGAAAGATTCGTATATCCATAAGTGGCCAGATAGATTGATCGATGCGTTGAATCAGCGTATGAGATTTGACCTTGCGCGTTCTCATAAAGATATCCGAGACCGCTAGTGGCGAGCGCAGCGACAAGTGAATACATATCCGTGCGACTTGATGCCCTTTGTGCCAGCTCATAATTGCCAGGTGTGTCAATCTCACCGAGTCCAGTGTTCTGAGCATCAGCCCACGTCTCTGTAGCTGGCGTGTACGTTGCCCATGTGAGAGCTGCTGGAACTTCGCCCCAGTTGTTAAGAAGTAGATCCGAAAGGATTGTGTAGATCTGATTGCCATCAAAGTCCTGAGTCAGAACGCCATTAGTCAGAGCCTTTTGAACGCGCGCCAGAGCACCCAAAGCCGTGATGGTAACTGATTGCGTGTAGGCACTAGATCCAACCTGCGCCACTGCGATTCCGACATCAACGACTGAGCCGCCAAAAATGGGAACGT